AAATTGGTAAAAATTCAATTAATATTGATCTGCTTCAAAATGCAGATATGTCTACTTTTCTTCATGAGACAGGACATTTCTATTTAGAAGTTTTAAAGGACGTTGCGACTTCGGATAAGGCTACGGATCAACTCAAAGAAGACATATCTGCATTTTGAAGCAGATCAATATTAATTGAATTTTTACCAATTTGGATTTGACCACGTGGAGGACCTTCTCCACCTTTTTGAAATAAAGTCTGTCCTTTGGAATAAAATCCTAATGGATCTGGATTTAAGCTAGAAGCCGAGGAAAACCTTTGGTCTGAGCCAGCTTCAACGCTTCCAAGGCCTGACTGGAAGAGTGTTTTGTTTGCTTCTCTAACTCGAGAACCCTCTTCATTGGCAGCCTTGAATCTTTCTTCAACGCTTGGGAGTATTCTTTGGATGGCTTCTTGTGCGGTTTCATCTCCTTGAATATACCCTGATTTCTTAAGTTCAGATAGAGTCATTAATCTGAAATTTATTAGTAGTTGTTGTCTAAAATTATAGATATCACCATATAGGCCATGTTCTTCATGTTTATCTAGACTTTTTTGTACTATTTCTTTCAATGAGATTTTACTATCCCCATAAATTTCAGGGTACAATTTTTGCAATTTTTTATCACCTAACCCTTTAATACCAGGAACATTATCGGATTTATCACCCATTAACACCTTGTAATTGATATAATTTTGAGGCCAAAGACCCATCTCGTCATATACTTCTTTTGGACCATAGAATTTCTTCTTAATAGGTGAGTATACTTGAATTTTATCATTACATAGTTGAAGGAAATCCTGATCAGCTGATACAATAACTGCACTATCAAATTTAGGTGCTAAGTACCCAATCATATCATCGGCCTCTAGTTTATCTAATGTGATAATAGAGATAGGTAATTGTCTTAGATAATCTACTAATCTTAACATTTGTTGAGACATAGAAGCTGATTCATCAGCTAAGTCATCAAACGAATTCCAATTTGTAATACGTTTTAGTTTACGATTAGCTTTGTATTCAGGATAGAGATTCTTTCTATTTGTAGTATTACCTTGTCCATCAAAAACACATATGATTCTTGTGGGTTGTACCAAGTTTACTGTATAAGCTAGTGATCTTAAGAACCCTACCATACCACCAATGTGAGTACCTTGTGTATTTGTGCTATTAATAACAGCGAACGACCTTAAAAAGGTATTCATACTATCTACCAACAAAACCCTACTGTTTAAGTGTAGGGCTTCGCTAGGAGAATCTTCTTGTATGTTGTTTAGGAGATCTTTATAACTCATTTTAAATTTCAGATAAATCTACTCCAACAAAGTCTGTATTTTCTTCTTCAACGATATCAAAATCATCGCTTCCCAAGATACTAGCCCAGTTTTTAGAGTGTTCTTTTTTATATTTGGCAATCTCATTAGGTGAATTTTTGATAAACCCGTGAGCTGTACTTACAATAGTACCTTTGGCTGTTACACCTGTTACGTGATTTTTATCACAAGATACTTTAGTTTTAAGAGCAAATTCAATTTCTTTACCATTCTTAGTTGCTTTTACTTTTTGAGTACCAGGACTAGTTACGTTACCAAAGGTAATGATAAATGAGGCATCGAAAAACATACTATCACCGCCTTTATTCCGTAATTTTGGCTGAGCCATCGGCATAAGTGCTGGTTCTACCCATACTTTATTTACACAAAGCATTGTGTTAGTATAGGGTTGTGATTCTTTACGAGACATAATCAATCTTTGATTGATAAAGTTAGCAAATTGTTGAGACATTGCTCCTGCATTCCACATTGGCGAGTTAGTATTTTTCTCAATACTCATTCTACATGGAATAGATCCAATTGAATCCCATAAAAATAATAGATCATAAGGTAAATTACCTTTCTTTTGCTCATCTAATAAGTCAGCCATAAATGCTGCTACATCTTCGATACATTGTAAAGATTCTCTATCTGCGTAAATAAAGAAACCTTTATAATCTTTATTACCATTTTCATCAATAGTTTCACCTAAATCAAATCCCATTGCTGACCAGTGTTCCCAACTATGTTTCATCTCAGTGATGATAATAATTGGTAATACTCCAGTTTTTTGAGCTTCAATAGCAGCTTCAATTAATAATGTAGTTTTACCTGTATTACTATGTCCTCTTACTAATGTAATATGACCCTTAGGAATACCAGGCATCTCTAACATTTCAGAAACAGGTTCAGAAAATTTAATCCACGCTTGTGGTTTAAAATTAGATGAACTTTGTCCTAAGTTTTTACCGGCTTTAAACTTATCAAGTGAGAAAGTCCCAGTAATGGCCTTTCCGACTTTACCGGAAAGGCTATCTGTTTTTTGTTTGGCCATAGATTATTTAAATAAATCTTCGAATTCGTCTTCGGCGATTGTTTCTTTAGGTTTTAAAGCAAATGCTTTATTAGCAGTAGGTGCAGCTGTAGGGGTAAATGGACCTTTAGGTGTAGATTCAGCAGGTGCAGCTTGTGTTTTAGGTAATGCTAAAAAATCATCTCCAGCATTTTCTGTTTTAGGAGCTTCTTCTTCAGGATTTAAAAACTCAACTAAGAATTGTTTAATTTCTTCAAAAGTATATCTTTTAGAGAATGTAGTTGGGTCTGGTTGGTTTGCTAACCATTTTTCTACTTCAGTATTGTTTGAACTCAACTGTGTAACTTTCATTGCTGGTAAAATGGTTGATTTGTTGTAAGCAGTACCTGTACTATCTGGTCCTACTGTTTCAACTTTCATATCTCTACCTTCCATGATGTCTGTAAAATCTCCTACATCTTCGTCTGCGGCAAGTGATAATAGGGCTTGGTAAATTTCTTTTCCAAATTCCCAAAGACGTACTCCTTTTTCTTCCTCACCTCTTACGATAACAGGAGCGAAAACTCTCATTTTAGGCTCTAATTTCTTAGCCATTTTCCAGTTTTCAGGTTCTTTAGTTTTACGTAATTCTTTAGAGAATTCGATAATTGGATCTTTTTCACCGAAGTTTGTTGGTGAAATAATTGTTCTTTTTCCTATTCCATAGTGGAAATATAATTCCGTAAATGGGTTCTCAGGATTTCTGTTTGATGGTACAAACCTTACTAAGGCCTTACCAATTGTAGGTTTCCAAAAGCTTAATGCTTTTTCATTTGCTTTTTGAGATCCTCCCTTAGGAGTGTTCATCTCGCTTAATTTGCTTTGAATCAGATTCAAATTCATAACTGTTTATTTTTAATGGTTAAAACTTATTGCAATCGTAAATATAATAAAAATATCTTGGGTATCCAAGCTATAGTGTAATTATTTTTGAGGAGTTTCAAAACCAAACCCATCAGCTAAAGCTAGAATATCTTTTACTATATCATCTGTTAAAGCTTCTCCTAAACCATCAGCGATTCTAGTAGCAAGAGCTTTAGATTTAGGGTAGTCTTTAAAATAATTAATTAAAACTTCCTTATTATTTTCATCTCCTTCTAAAAGATAACTTTTTGCTTTTTTTAAATTAAATGTATTTTCCATAGTTTCTATAGTGTAATTATTTTAGATAACTCTTAAGCCAAATTATTATCAGTAAGGTTAATCCAATTTGCCTTAATATATTTATCATCTTGACCTCCAGTTGATCTGTCAGCATAGAAATTAAAATATGCTTCTTTACTTACTGGTTTACCTTCAAATTGATTTCTAAATTCATCTTCAAAATCAGCAAAGAATTCTTCTCCGGTAAGACCTGATTCTTGATATGTTTTTTCTATAACATTCCATAGGATTATTTCAGGAGATGAATTGTAAACATTTTGAATATTATCATTACCCTCTATTTCATTTTCAATAATGATACCAGCTAATTTTTGCATTCTGCTAATTTCTTCGTTTAATGTTTGTTTTTTCATTTGTTTTTAATTATAAATATTATGTCGTTTTAATTTCGTATGGGATGTTTTTTTCTTTAAGCAAAGATTCTAATTCAGGGTTTGTTTTAA